CTACCAAGCAGGGCTTATCGTTGGTAAGCCACCGGGACATGGTGAAGGCTCTGGCGGCGCGGCTGATAATAAGTTCTTCGGGGCTGACATTGGCGGCTCGAACCAAGGGCGCGGGAACTTCGCCGGCATTGAGATTTACACCTCCCAGACGAAGTTCGAGCTAAGCACGTCATGGTACACCCACTCCGGCGCGGCGTTCGGTCAGCTCTACGGTATCGCCGGTAACGCCGCACCTGGTGCGGATATTACAGCAGGTTCGCCTGGCAGTAACGCCCGTGCGTCTCAGTACAACGGTGCAGGCTGGCGTATTCGCGCTACGAAGTGTGCGTTCACCACCTGCGAAGCTCAGGAGAACGGCGGCCACGGATTCTTCGTGGAGTTCGGCGACAACACCTTTACTGCGTGCCGGGGTGAATCCTCGTCCTACGGGCCTACCGCCCACGGCTCGGCAGGTAAAAACTCCAGTGCGGATTTCTACCTCTGCAACTCGGGCACGGACGGCACGGTGTTGCAAGGCTGTTCCTCCCGCCGCGCTCGTCCGAATGACGGTGGCGCTCGGTGGAGTTACTACGTTGAGTCTTGGTTCAAGGGTCTTGTTATTGCGAACTGTACTTCGCTCGATACTCCGGTACCGAGCGGGTACACGCAAGCATCCGTACCACTGCGATACAAGGACCCTCAAGGTGACGGTGTATCGCTGCATGTCGGCAATTTCCGTTATCCAGCCCCGGCAAGCGGTGGTGGCTCGGGTGTGAGTGAAGAGCGTCTGCAAGCCGTCAAGACGGAGATTCTGAACCAAACCTCAGGGGTGCTGACGTATCAGCTGGCGAAGGTGAGCAACGACATCAACCTGCGGTCCGGTGCTGCAGCTCAGTCCATGAGCGTAGACCGTTCGTCAGGTCACGCGCTTATCCACATGGATTTAGATATGGTATCGGCCCCGCCTAGTGGAGCTACGGTGTTCCGTCTCCCACCGGAGGCACCAACCCCAGTATCCTTGAGCGAGATTCAGGTTATACCAGGCCAGCAGAACGAAGGTTCTGTAGCCGTCGAAGCTGGTTCTCGGGATATAAAGTTCTGGTCGTTCGGAGCCTCTGCTCGCGGTCGCCGGTACATCCTCAACATCCCGCTTTTCACCCGCTGGGCATAGGGTATAATATATTTATCCTTTCAGAATGTGGTTGAGGTGTTGGGGGGGGAACCCCAGCATAGAAATACCCCGGCACGGGTGTCACGACGTGCTGGGGTATTTCTATGCCTGGTGCGGGATACAGAAAACCCCGGCGAGATGACTAACAATCTCGCCGGGGCAGGAGAAAATGCCTACAGCAGGGACGCGCCAACCTCCCTGAGGCATGTCTATCGTACCACAGGTACTATACTAGTATCGTATATTTGTTCTAAACTACGCCTAAATACTATGGAGTTCTTCAATGTTCATTACGGACTTAGCAGACAAACTCCGCGCGTACACCGCCCCGAACGGTAAACGCTTGAACGTTATTGAGGTTCAAGGGTGGAAATACCGTGGGTACCAAGCCGCCAACGGGTGGCAGATGGATGCGGTCAATGGTGTTCTCTGGCACCATACCGCTACCGCATCGGCTCGTTATTGGTCTGAGGGTGCACCTACGCTGAACATGTGTATCAATGGCCGCTCCGACTTGCCGGGGCCTTTGGCGCACATTGTGTTCGGACGTAACGCGGAGGTTTACGTAATCTCTGCGGGGTGGGCTAACCACGCCGGGGAGGGTGAAGCCCCTGGCATACCGGTAAATCGGGGTAATGAGTTCCTTATCGGTGTGGAGATGGAGTCCTCGGGTGTCGCGCCCGCAGACTGGACCGCCGCGCAGCTGGAATACATGCCTATCCTCGCCGCCGCGCTGGAACGTGGGTACGGCAGGGGTAACCCGAACTTCCTGCAGATTGCGCACAAAGAATATGCAGGACCCGCGCAGGGTAAAATCGACCCGTCGTTTATCGACATGGATGTGTTCCGAGACAACATAAACAAACTACTCGCCGGGCAGGCCCCGGCAGGAACAGGAGATTGGTTCGGCATGGCAACCAAGAAAGAACTTGAAGAAGTGCTCTTCTACACCCCCCGTCCTGAGTGGGGTAACCGTACCCTCGTAGACATGGTGAAGATTCAGGATTCTATGCAGTGGTCTACCCTGCGCATGGTGAAGACTCTGTTCAATCAGTTCCGTATCGGCATTCCCGGTCGGATGCGGGACGGCTCGGTCGCAGGTAAGCTCCGCGAGCTTCTTGGGTATAACGAAGCCACCCAAGGCAACGCCCGAAAGGAAGAGTTTGATAGCGATACTCGCGCCAGCTTCATGAACTTCCCTAACTAAGGTGGCAGTCCGTGGTTGAGATACCCAAGACCGGGGACCCTGAGGTGGATGCTTTCGTCATCATCCTTGTGTGTCTTGTTATCGCGGGGTTTGTGGGCTTGCGGGTTAGCAAGGTAATCTCCGGCAAGATTGAAGAGCTACAACATGCAGTGCATCTTGTCGGAAATGATGCGCGCGAAGCTAAACATCAGGTCAAGAATGACCACGGCACGAACCTCCGGGACGACCTGGATACTATACGGGACAAGCTCTCTAAAATAGAGAAAGGTATGTGTGACTCCAACACCGCAATGCTTGAAATCCGCAATCGGCTAGACGACCTCCAACGCGAGCAAGCTAACCAGGGAAAGAAGCAGCGCGACATGGAGGACACACTTACCCGCAGCTTGGACGACCAGTCCGAGCTAAAGAAAGATATAGGCGGACTACGTGCTGACAATAGGCACACACAGACACGGCTCGACCGTGTTGTGGATACAGTAGTCCTGAACGATAGGAATATACATGGCTCTGACAACTGAGCAATGGGCAGCAGTCCGAAAGATTGTATACGGCCTCGTAGCCCTGGCCGGTGTAGGACTGACTGCATTCGGTGTTATCAACGCTGAGCAGTGGGCAAGCATCTCTGCTGGCGTTACCGGCGTTATCGGTGCTGTGCTGGCGCTTATTAACGTAAGCCCCACTCAGTACAAGGAACAGCCTAGCGAACCGGCTAAACCCCAGGAGTCCTCGGCGGCTCCGGCGGAACACGCCGCTGATTCTTCGTACTACGCTTCCGACGATTACCTGAATCAGTAAGCGAACAGGAAAATCCCCGGCACGTCGTTGCATCCGTGCCGGGGATTCCTCTACCCTACATTAACACAATAGTTGGTAATGTCTGCCAAAGCTGATAAATCGTTCTCCAGCGTGTCGTGCCTTAGTTTTTCTCCGTGAGATTCCAGGGTGGAATACCGGAACTTTAGGGCGCTTATCTTCGCGTGCACCTTGTCATATTTGTACGTCTTCGGGAAGCCGTCGCCGATACTCTCAAGCATGTGAATGGCTTCAAGTGGTTCAACGTCCCCATCCACCCCGGGCATTGCCAGGTGGAACACGCCTCTAGCTGTTGTGAAGTCCATAGTCTACACCTCCCCCAAAGCATACTTGATTCGCTGTTCTACTGCATTACGCCGCATACCGTCCTTCTGCACCATAACGGCCATGCTAAACAGAATTTCTTCCGCCCTTTTGGTATTACCAGGTTTCACCGACCACCCACGGGCTTCTGTCCGTTGAGCGAAACCCACTAAAGTACGTAGGGCGGAAACGGCTTCCATAGATGCAGGTACTTCGTTGTTTTCCCGTAGCCTGTATAGGGTATTCGAGGCTTCACGTACTTCGGTGGTCATCTCTTCTAGGATGTCCCCGTTTATATGAACAACGTCGCCCAGGTGGTCCAGTATGTCACCCGGTAAGTACCCTATCGAGGGTACCCCTTGTTCGGTAGGGTACAAGTCCACAGAGGCGTGCGCCTTATATCGCGGCTCGTCGTAGGACGGTACGAACGATTGTACTTTAGCTTCCCTAAACCCGAGAGCTGTAAAGATAGCCTCTAAGTTACTGCGGGTGTACCCAACACCGCGCTTGACTAAGCCCTTAGACTCGTTAGGGGATAGAATTAGTACCGGCTCTTCTATGGACTCTCTGACGCTTTTCGCAAGCATGTATTTAGTGTCCCGTAGTTCCATACGCACTCCGCCCATAGAATACTTGTAGTCATAGGTTAGCGTCACGCCAACTTCGGGTGGGAGCACCGGCAAGGTTAGAGAGTATCCGTACAGGTCCAGGTACAACCGGTCCATCTCTGATAGATTTTCTCGCATTACTTACACCTCCCCATCTCAGCTAGATAATAATCGGTTAGGATTTCCTGTAGCCGGTCCATAACAGCCCAGGCTTTCTTCTCGTCTGGCAGTTCCCCGTACCGGTTTACTACCCGGCGTTCAAGGCTTTGTACCTGCCCTGTGCACAGCTTAGCGAAGTACACTAGAGCTCGCGCCCGAGCAGCCCCGCCGTCAGCCGTCGTTAGTGCGCCTCGGGCTATCTTCTTGATTCCTTCGTTGTCCTCTAGGCCCGACAGTTCAGTTCGCGTCTTGAGCAGGAACCAGGACGGGTTTAGTTCCCACATCCGAACCAGGCAGTCTTGAGCTTTTTCGACATCGGCGGTGCCGTTCTTGAACGGGGCGCGCCAGGCGTACTTAAAAAAGTTCCGCGCCCAGAACCCGAAGTCATCCACTACGGATGTTGGGTCTACGCCGTTCTGGGCTCCGTAGTGATTAGGCGTAGTAGTCATCTAAGTTTCCTTTCAGTTCTACGGAGAGAAATTCTTGCAGTTCAAGCCGTGCGATGTAGGCAGTTCCGCCCTTGGCCTGGATTGAGGTGTCAATCGTAAGCCCGCTATCCAGGTACGCAGCCACCAGAGTTTCATTGTCCTTGTAGATGCACCTGGGAAGCTCTTCAACCCTATCGAGTAATGTTTTAGCACCCTCATAGATAACGCTACCTTCGGGGACTGAGTACATAACCGCCTCAATCTTATGCCCGAGGTCATATTTTGAAACCCACACCGGCTTGAAAGTATGCGGACGCTCCCCGTCGTACAACAACACGCTAACGTCATCGTCACCCGTCAGCATGTTCAGCTCACCTTCGCGTGCTGAACCGTACATATCATCTAGCATATCTTCGATATGTACGTCTTCCCATTTGATAGCTTCCCGCAGCCAGTATGGGTGCTGCAGCCCTAGCACGTCGTACATGCTATGTGTGGTAGGCCCGTTGAACATGTGGACCATGACCCCCGGCAAGACGTACTTGAGGGGCACCTTTTGAATTACGTACATGCTACTTGTCACCCCGCATATTGCTTTCTACCAGCGCATTGCGCAATAGTTTTACCTCTTCGATAAGTGCACCTATCAACTGTGACTGTTCGTAGGCCATCTGTTGCAGGTTGGTTTGCTGGTTCGCCGTCTGTTGCTGGTTGAACCAATCCGCCGCATCTCGGCGGTTCATAAAAATGCCCATCACTGGACCCTCCGTTTCTATTTGATGTACTCATAGTATACGCACACGCGGTCACTAATTGCAACCGCGTGTGCGTATATTCAGTATGATGCAGCTTACTCTTTCCGGTACCGTTTGCAGGTGTAACCAGCAGCCGCAAGAGGCAACCCTTCCGCCCACGCCGGGAAGAACGGGGAACCACTCACGCCCATCAGCTCAGCTACCCTATCAACGGATAGCCCGGACTGGCAGATAACCTCGTCATGGACGTGTGCGACAACCTCCGCACCATGTTCTTCCAGGTTTATAAGAGCATTCGCTAGAACATCCCTCGCCACGGCTTGCGTGACATTCTCAGACAATTTACCT